TTAGAAAAAGAGTGCATCCGCGCCTATGGCAAGTCCTCGTGTCTGGCGTGATTCTACCGCTTGGGCAGGCATGGCAACAGCTCCAACTGCTCCAACAAGTCCATTTTCATAAGCTTCCGCAAATGTCCTGAATGCGTCCGCGGCGTGAGAACACCTATTATGCAGGGGGGTATCCCGTTCAACACCATGTGCTCCTGCCGGGGCCTTCTGATAATTCTCCAGGGCATTTACGCCAGACATATATTCCACTCCGTCAATTTTCAGGGGCCGGGAGCATCGTTCATGAAAAATGCAATGATTCAGGAGGCGCCGTACCGCAAAAATACCATTCCACACATCGGAAATGCGCGGCACTACGGACACATTGAACCCTGCTCGCCTCAAATACACGTCAAAGGTAATCCCGTGGGGATCTCTCCTCCCTGCGTCGTGGGGAACCAGATGTTTGTAAATGGGGCCAAACATCACTTCCCACTTCGTGCGGATGAAATTGATATACCACTCCAAGGGCTTTTCATTGGCCTGCAAGCAATCCATCACGTAAAACTTGCCGTCTCCCCTCACCTGCCAGAGCCAGAGAACCATATAATCAGCCATGCCAATATCCCAGGACACATAATAGGGAGCCAGATCATCCTTTTCAAACTCGGCGCATAGTCGGCCCTTGGAACGTAATGCGTCCATGTAAGAACCATAAATGGATCCCTCCACCAATGCCTGAAACGCCTCTTCCGGTGTGGAAGGATATTCCTGACGGACCAATCCTCCAAATGTCTTGTGTTGGGAGGCGTACCAACGCTTCTGGGCATCATTCAGGGAAATGCCGCACCTTAACCTCAAATCCTCGAAATACTTCTGTAAATCCTCCGGGAAACTGCATCCATGCTCATCATCAGCTTCAAGGAAATACTCCGGATTCTTCCACCAGGGAAAGAAAAAAAACTTCCAATCCAGGGAAGAAAGAGGTTTGCCGACCATCTCCATGGACGCCTTGGTCATCTCGTAATTGAGGCCAAACTTTCCTCCCTCATGGGTGGATTCCCGGACAATCACGCCGTCTTTGGAAACGGCGTTCATGGCCCCTGTCACAATCTCGCGGGCCCTCAGAGGGGCATGGGCCGCGACGTATCCAAGTTCCGAGACATGCAAAAACTGAAATGTGCCGCCGCGGAGAGATGTGCCGGCTGTAATTTTACTCCCATTGGAAAAAGACACCGTCGTTTTGGAAGGCCTGGCTTGAATCTCCCCTTTGATGAGGCGTCCTAACTCGGCCAGGGCAAGGTCTTCTTCCGTGGGATCATCCGGTACATAGTCCAAACTCCTGTAAGCCAACTCAATTTTGCCAATCTTGCCTGTTCCATCCACCAAAGTTTTATCAATGATACCGCAATGGAAATTGGGCCGGAACAGGCTCATATCCAGCATCAGCATGGCTACATACGTGGAAATGCCCAGCTGGCGCGCTTTCAGAATGTCATTCCTGTACCATAACTGCTCATGAAGCCGCCGCTGGGCCCAATTCAACTGGAACCTTTGCATCTTGCCCTCTTTATTGATAATCCAGTACAAGTGATTTAACCTCCACACGCGGTCGGAAAGCTGTTCTTTCAGAATCTCTATATTATTATCCATTATGCCTGAATAGCTAATAAATTGAAATCGCGGTTGCCGGAAACGCGGATGCCCACCATGGAATCGTAATTCCAGCATCCATCAGCAACTAGAGAATGCCATCCCCTTGTTAAAAACGAAGACGGGGAACGGTCCAGTACATCCCAACGGGTTCCGTCAATGCTTACCTCAACACCATCCACCAGTGCATCAGAGCCAAAGAAAAACATCACTCCGCCGCTATGCTGGCGGCGTCCAGCAGCTTCAAGAGAAATCAGGGCGTTAGTCTCCAGCACAGACACAAAATCCCTGCCTCCCGGATCCTGAAACTCATTACCCGGCGCCAGCACCTCAATAAACCGTCCATCCTCCCGCGACACCAGGGCAAACAGCAAATCCGCCTGATCCCCATTGGGCAAAACGGCTACCCCTTCGAACACCCCATCTGTCGTGTACCGGTGCCAGGCATGCACCTGGTGCATGCTATTATAAGTCATCAGCGCCAGCACCCCGTCCCGGCGCACAAACACCGCCCGCGGCTCCGGCTTGCGCACAAAAGCAACACCCCGGCACCCGCCGCCGTCGGCCAGCACATGATCGGCAAACACCGTCAAATCGCGGGACACGAACCCGTCGCTCTCATAATCATACCCGTACTGATACACCCGTCCGCCGCCCCTCTCCACATACAGCACCTTATCGGTCGCCATCAGGGCTGGTACATCGGAAGACCCCACAAACCCGTGGCTGTCCGCCCGCGCATTGGAGTAAGTCATCACCCCCTGGCCGCCGGACACCGCCCACTCCGCGTCCGCCGTCCCCAGCAGCAGCCGGGAACTCTGCGCCATCAGCCAGCAAATCCTGTTTTGCGTTGTGGTGCTCAACGTCAAAGCCAGCGCGGAATCATCCTGCTTCCCCACCTCGAAACTGTTGAGGTCATCCGTCTTGCTCAACCACACCGTCTGCGGCTGGGCCTGCGTAGCGGCCAATACCAGGCGCTGCTGAAACACATCCACGAGGGAAGGAAACCCGTACACCCCCCGGAACGCCGCGAAACTCCACATCAACGACTCCCCGGACGGGGGAACCCCCTCCGGAACCGCGGAAATATTATCCCAAAGAGAATACTCCGCGGAAGCCGTCACCTCGGCAGCCTCTGCCTCCATCCACGCCGTGCAGGCAGGCGCCTCCAGTTGCGCTCTGGCCCGTTGGCTGACGGACCCTCCGGGCCAGGTCTCCATCCTCACCACATAAACTCCGTCCTCCGGCACTGTAAAAGATGCCTTCTCCATCGTGGAAAACACAGGCATCAACGAATAAGAACCACCGTTGCCCTCGCAAAAAGAACACACATTCAACGTTGAATTCAGCTGAATCGTCTGCCCGGCATAAACGCAGACAAACCCCTGCATCGACACGACTGTACCCGCCGGAAGAAAAAAACGATACATCTCAATCGACCCCTCCGCAAACCGGTCCAAACTCACCTCTGCCTGCTCCCATTCCAGGCGCACCATACTCCCGGCGCCGACATCATCCGTCGTCAACCCATCGGGCTTCACCGTCAGCGTCCGTCCCTCCCTGGACACCTCAAACCCGCCGTCCACCTTGGCCCCATCAACCAACAATGCGGAAAAAAACGGCAGCCCCTTCTTCTCGAAAAAATCGCAAAAATCACTCCCCAAAGGCAGCGTCAACTTGCGCACGTCGCTGGTAGACAGGGAATGCAGCCGCAGCACCACATCCTTCTTATAAGCATCCACCACCAGCTTATTCCCGCAGGAATCAGCCGGAAACCCCTGGCTGGGATCGGAACCATTGGAAAGCTGGGACTCATACAACATCAGGCGCAAATAACACTCCTCCCCCGCCTCGTCCCCGGTCAGCTGCAAATTGGAAGCAGCCCCCACCGGGGAATTGGACGTACCAAGCAGCTGCCAATCCTCATTCGGGAAACGCCGCTCCACGGCATACGTGCCGTACCACTCCTTATAACAATAAAACGTCCAGGTCCCCTTGCAGGTAATCGTATTGGAATGGCAAATCACACCCTTATGAAAATGCTCCGGATAATCCGCCGGAGACGTCAGGCCGTCCACAAAATCCGCCGCCCCGTTAAAATCCCTGTCGCACGTCCACCAGGACCAATAGCTCCCCTCATTAATACACAACTTCCTGCCCGCGGCATAGGAGGAAGCCGCCGTAAACGCCTTGGCAATCACCCAGCCCTGGCGGATGACGGCCCCCGTGCTGAACCCGGTCTGCTGGGGCACCGTCACCTGGACGCGCATCACATCCCCCTCGTTAACCGCCGCATCCGCATCGGACGCATGCTCCCCGAAAGACACCCTGTAACACCCCTCATCCAACGTCAGGCGCACCGGAAAATCCCGGAACTCCTCATACCGCCAGGGGCGGGCCTTAAACTCATAGGGAGCCAGGGAAAACATGCCCTCGTCATCCCGTTTCAGCACCATCAGCTCATGCGTGGGGCAGGCCAGAAACAACATGCTGTTCACCTGTTTGTGGCGCAAAGCGGAAACATCGTCCTGGCTCCACACGGAAGGCAGGGAGGCAACCACATCCCCCTCGGCGGACAACACGCGCAGCAGGGAAGGGGACACCTCCACAAGAAAACGGTCATTGGTGGAATAAACATAAGGCAAAATCACGGAACCCTCTAAAGCGGCAGCCACGCGCCGGAACCCGCGGCGCCGGGAAACGCCGCCCATCTGGCCCAGGTCCAGATTCTCAATCCTGGAAGCCCCGCGGTGAAAATTATCCAAGTCTGCCCGGACGGCGGAAGTAGGAGAAAGCTCGCCTCCGTTGAAAGCGCATCGAATCATGTACCATCATTACAACAAAGTAACGAAGGATGAATACAACCGTAACTTGACTAAATCTGTATGGTTAGATTGGTGAAATACTTTGACAATCGGGATATGAAGGGATTATATTTTCCTCTATGGCAGATCAAGAATCTTCTCCGAAAAAGAAACCTTCAAAGCGGAATTGTATGTATGGCTTGCTCATCATTGTCTCCGTACTTTTCATTGCATGGCCCTTCATCACATGGGGAAGTCTTAGTATAGCGGACAGGTTGTTTGAAGGAATCAATTTTCCAGAAACCTCTCGTTTCGGAATCAGTGGTGATATGTACGGAGGTTTAAATGCCTTGTTTTCCGGATTCGCTTTCATTTGTTTCATTTATGCTCTTCATCAGCAGCGTTTAGAACTTCAACTTCAAAGAAGAGAATTGAGTTTGCAACGCAGGGAATTGAAGGCTCAATGCAGGGAACAGGAAAGACAGGCTAATGAATTTGAAATTCAAAATAAGTTGATGAAAATTCAACAGTTTGAGAGTTTTTTCTACAACCAGATTCCTATTATCAGAAGACTTCAAGATGAAATCCAAATTTGCGGAGATAGCGGAAGAGATGCAATTAATATGCTATATGATAATTTAAGTAGGGTGGAATTACATATAAAATCGGTTATTTCTGATATTGAAAGGAAAAAGAGGGAAAAATTCTTTGTGTATCCACTGGATATGTCGCGTGACGCATATGCAATTATTAAAAATAATAATGAAATTTGGAATTTTGATGTTCTTGTCTTGCAAGTTAATATGATAAGACCTTGGGTTGATTCTTCATATAGTCTTATATTATTTATAATTAAAAATAAAAATTTAAATATTGAACAAAAAATGGAACACTTGGAGATACTAAAATACAGTTTTTTAGGTGAAGATTGGAAAATATTGCATTCTTTAGGTAGATTGTTAAATTATAATAAAGTAGTAGAATATCTTTTAGATAAAGGATTGTTTGAAAAAAACGAGCAAATTGAAAAAATATCAGAAGATAAAATTCAATTTATTCAAAACGAAATGAAGTTAAAGGGCAACCCAAGTCTGGAATCGTGTGAAATAGAACTTTAAACCAACGGTTCATTCCCCACGCCGTCTAGTAACCCTGGGCGGCGTTCCTTGTCTTCCGATGCTTCCTCCTCACTATCAAACTCAATCGGAGCGGCTTTACCATTATCAGGATGTACAAGATGCTCCTGTTTCGTTCCGGCAAGTACTGCGGCAATCTTTGAAAGCCCTGGTACATCCACCGGTTCCGGTTCATTGTAACCGGCCAGCTTGGAAAGTTCCCTCACCGCCTCAATCTTGCCGGGCATCTTCTTGCGCATCCCTGAATCCGTGTAGGCAACCTCTTGGCATAAAGGAGAATCTTCGCCCACTTCTCCAATTGGTGTACGTAACACAGCAGTAAGAAACTCAAGGCATTCCTGCTTGGTGGCAACCGCTGATCTGTCCAACTGGGCGTTCAATTCGTCAATCATTCGCAAAACTTCGCCATCTTTGGACAAACGAGAAGCCGCCTTGCTGGCTGCGTCATTACTCATATCCTTGCGATTGTAGGCCTTACGATAAGCGTCCGCCTTGGACAATTTTGACTCAACCAAGAGCCTCGCAAACTCCTTCTTCTTCTCTGTGGCAATAGATGTTTTATCTCTCTTAGACATGATCTTTCATCGTTCGTGTGATAGCGTCTTCCAAGCGTTTACGCCCTTGTGCCGTGAGGAAATAACCTTTTTTGAATCTGCCTCCATATTGGGAGGTAGAAACGTCTCCTGCACCGCAAAGGGTATTCAGATGAAAGCACAAACGGCTGGAAGACACGGAAACGCGGTTGGCAATTTCTCCAAACCGAATGCCGGGATTAAGACCGATACAGGAAAGAATAGCGATCTGAACCGGAGACATTTTCAGCCGTGAAAAGGCTGCGGACATGATAGACATCAATTTTAACTCTGACTGCTTCATTCGTCACCTCCTATTCCCATTTCCTCCCGTAGAGATGCAATTTCTGCCGCAGCGTCCACGACATCCACAACAGGCCCTTCCGGCTGCCGTGGTTCTTCGGGTTTTGGCTTCTTCCGAGCGGATGCCGGCTTCCAGCGTGTTTCCTTCGCCCACCTATCGGCATGCGTCAAAACGTCGCCGAAGCACTCCCAAAACTTCTTACGGCTGTCCGGGCGCCAAAAAGCTTTCTTCTTGCAGTCCTCCGTCAGTCCTGACGCGTAATAATCCCTCAACATCTCCATGTCTCGTGGCGTTACCCGGCCCTGTGCAGACCGGTACGCCTCAAGCGCGGCTGCCTGCTCAATGGCAGTTGGCATTGTCCGGGACCATGAAGGGTTGATTTCCAAACAGGCAGCCATGAACCTGGCGGCACTAGGAGAAGCCCCCAGATCCGCGTGATTGTCGGCGCAGCGCATCCCTCGGACGTCGTTCAGGCGTTCCCGGTTCGGGAAAGACTGGGCAGGCAGCACAGGAGCAGCGGGCGCTTCTTCCCCCGGTGTACTGTCCACCGTAGTAGTTTCTCCCCCTATATTCCTTTCTTCCTTTCTTTCTTTCTTCCGGTTTTGGATGTTGGCCCCTACATTGGTTCCTATTTCGGTTCCTACGTCGGTTAATTCAGAAACCAACGTAGGTTTCTCTTCGGTTTCCATGTCGGTTTCAACATGGGTTTTCTTGGGGCGCCCTCCGAGCTTGCCATTTTCGCGGGCAATAACTCGCTTTCGCTCAAGAAGCTCTTGTACGCCTCCGGGGTAGCCAAAAACAACAAGGTTGTCTCCGTCGAAGTGGTAAAGTTCCCCGCCGTTCATGACTTCCTTGTCCATCACCCCGCAGGTCTGCATCCAGCGGCGCATGCCCCAGGAGCGGCACCCCTCAATGATTCCGCCGTTCTCTTGGGTGCAGCACCACGCCAACAGGGCAATCCATGTAGCGCGCTGGATTGGTTCAGCTCCGATGAATTCAGGGCTGGAAAACAAGGCTGTTGGGATGTTCATGTATTCCATATCAAAAAAGCGTCAGTTGGGGGTTGTAGTTCGTGAATCGTTCGAGTAAAACCCGGAATGCAGTTGCCGCCACTGCAGGAACTTGCCCGTTGCCAAGGGCTTTAAGCTCGTCCACTTCTGGGGCCACCCCATCATCAGGGCGACGAAAGACGCCGACACGCACATCCCCCTGACGCGCTTCCTTCCATTCCTGATATAGAGATATGCCAGGTAATCTTCCAGGTTGCATTTGTGATTGCCTTGTTCCGCGCGGCTCCAAGCTATGCCGTGCGTGCCTATGCAGGCCCGCGGCGTGGGCAAGAAGCCATAATCTGGCGCGGCGATGGGGTAATCCAACGGCGTCAGCTCCCAGCACACACCATGCAGCATCATACCCGATGCGGGCAAGGTCACCGAGGATTCTGGCAAGTCCTCTTCCCACAAGCAGAGGTGAGTTTTCCAGGAATGCGAATTCCGGTCGTACTTCATTGATAATTCGGTGCATTTCCCGCCAGAGGCCGGAGCGGGCGCCGTCAATGCCGGCGCCTTTTCCTGCGGCTGAAATGTCCTGGCACGGGAAGCCTCCAGAAACCACGTCAACAAGGCCGCGCCACGGTCGTCCGTCAAAGGTGCGTACGTCATCCCAAACCGGGAAAGGCGGGAGTAGTCCGTCATTCTGCCGGGCGAGCAGTACGCTTGCGGACCAGGGTTCGAGTTCGACGGCGCAAACGGTGCGGAATCCGAGCAGCTCGCTGCCAAGTATGCCTCCACCAGCGCCCGCGAAAAGATGTAGCTCATTCACTCTCCCTCCTTTCAAACACGATTTCTACTTGTCCGGCGCGTCCCAGGTCGTGAATCCGCTCAATCCCGGCGCAATCCAGCGTCCGGTCGTCAATCCCCAGGGCCTTGCAAGCTCCATCCAGATACGCCTTGCAGCGCGCCAGGCAATTATCCGCGTCCGGCTTCGGCCCCTTGAAAAACCAGACCACCCGGTAATGCGTCGGTTGCATCCTCCGGCCATTCAGGGCTTCACAAGTCCTGCCCCAGGCTATATTCCGGGCGCGGCTCTTGGCAGCCGTCTTTTTGTACCCGGCTACAATGGCCCCCCTCTGCGTGAGAGGGGCCTTGGCATTGGGAGACAAACACCGGGGAGTGTGGGGCAAGGTAATGGTCAGCGTGGTCATCATGCCGCACCTCCTTCCACTTCCTTCACGGATCCCTTCGTGGTTTTCGATTCGCCATACTCCGCCAGCAACTGCCGCAGCCGTTCGCGGCTGGCCTTCGTGGTCGCCTTCGGATCCGCCGCTTTACGGGCCGCGTGAAACAGTCTGTCCAATTCCGTGATGCCGACCTTGCAGCACCCGGCAAACGCTTCCGCCGTCACCTCGTCCGGGAACTCGGCATTCAGCGCGGAAAACGCCCCGGAAGGATCCGTCACCGTGAAACTGGTGCGTCCGGGCGCCATCTCAAAACCGGGAATCAGGCCGGCGGCCACATCCTGTTCAAACCGGTAATCCACAGCCGCCGCCCATTTCTTTGCCGTCTTCGCCAGGCGGTAAGCCTGAACCTTCTCGGCAGGGGAAAACAGCTCCCACTTATCCCGGTCCGTAGCGATCAGGGAAGCCTGTTCCACCATGGACGCGGCCTCATGGCACACCGCCTTGGCCCGGCAATACCGGCAGGCGGCCTCGCTGCAATAGCGCGGGGCGTCCGGGTCCATAGCTGCCCTGGCGACAGCAAGAGAATCCTGTTCGGCCTGGCTAATCGCCTCGTCATCGTAAAACGTAACAGATGCCGGACCAGCCACCCGTGGCTGGATGATAGCCGCGTAAATGCCATTGTAAATAATCCCCTCTTCATTGGCTTTTTGAGCCGCCAGCGGAACCAGGGCTTCAAGCTGACGGTTCGCCTCGGCGGAATCCACAGCCACGCGGCCAAACTTCCAATCCAGTACCAGAAGATCCGACCCAACTCTGAACAGTGCGTCCCACTGTCCGGAATACTCGCCCCCTTCAATCCAGTCGGACAAGAAACGGCGTTCTTCGGTGGATACAAGAGAAAAAAAAGCATCGGGATAATCCAGGATCTTCTCTTTCACACCATTCAGCAGACGCAGAGCACGTCCACAAAGCTCCACCTGCTCATGATTCAGCTCGGCAGACTCATACTCCCGGCTATTCAGAAAATCATGCCAGGAAAACTCCATTCCTTCTTCGGCTGCATCATCCTTCAAAAGAAGATACTCCATATAGCGGTGCAACAGCGTGCCTTCTGCGGCAGCCTCGGAACTCTCGTCGGGACAGGACTTCTCCATCGTAAACGAGCCGGGGCATAAAGCCAGCCGTCCAAACGCGGACGCGGAGGGCAGCCCTTTACGTACATCTTCAACAGTATCGGTCATGTTGTCGTCTCCTTCCTATCCGATAAAGGGTTGCAGCTTGTCAGGATTGGCCGCCAGCTTTTCCATCTGGGCAGCATTCATCTCATGCCAGCTCTTCACCTTGTTGCCGCTGGCCTTCGCAATGGCTGCGTTCAGTTGCTCTTCCGTACAGGAAAGAGCCTCCATCAGCCGGATATGGGGCGGGGGAACTTCTACGTCGCCTTTGCCGGGAACCTCCGCGTCTCCCAGCTGCCGCGGGGGGTCAGCAACCTTCTCGGCTTCAACAACGTCATCCTTGGGCATCTCCCTGGACTTGAACAGGGGCGGCTTAATATCCGGCTGGCTCTTGCCGGCCATGTCCTCCGCTTCCCCCTCCACGCTCAAGCCCAGCAACGCTTCCGGGCAATTCGTCCGGGCGAAAAAAGCCGCAGCACGGTACTTGTACATCTGTTCTGGCATCGTCTGCCACTTCTTCCCCCATCCTTCGGCCTTCACCATCTCCGGGGTAATCCAGGTTCCGTAAACATTCTGCCCCGTTTTCAGCTGGGCACACATTCTCACCCCCTTCTGAAAATCCTCTTCATTACGGTACTCGAACCAAGTCGCCGAAAACTTCGGGCAGATATTCACAAGAGCAATGGCAAACTGTCCGGACCAGGACGGGCGGTTCTGAACCACGTAAAGATTCTGCATGATCATCAAAGGGTCCATCCGCAGCCGCAGGGCTGTATTCAGGGCGATGAAGCAAGAACCGGGGTTATTCTGGTAGGTGGTCGGCACCATGCTGGAAGATGCAAGCATCTCGGCGGCCTGCTTCGCCATCTGGAACTGTTCACTGTTGGCAAACGCTCCCAGTACGGACAGTTGCTGTCCTTGCTCTTGTAAAGTCAGGGATTCTGTTGTAGGGGTATTCATGTTATTGGTATTCACATTCATGTTATTGATAACAGGCCGGGGACCAGTTGGCGCTGGCCCCGGCCAACTCACTATCGGTCGATTTCTCCGGTGAAGGAGGATTTCGTACACAGGCACACGGCGCCGCGGTGAATCCGGTTCTCCGGCAGATCCTTTGCCAGCTTGTCGGCAATATCCTTAATAGCATTGCGTTCCGGAATATCTGCCCGGATAAGCTGATAGATGAAGAACAGTTTTCCATCAGTCAACCGGACGCGAAGGCGAACTTTGATTTCATAGGTGGTATCTCCTTCGGCCCCCCGGATAACCGGAATCGCAATCGTGAACTCCGTGGGCACATTCAGTTCGCCGCTCTTGGAATCCACCGTTTCGTTGTAAGTCAGCTTCGTTTCGCCGTCGGATGCCCGGTAGGCAGACTTAAACTCCACCTTGCGGTGCATGTCGAACTTGCTCGCCAGCGTCAGCATTGCAGACGGGGTGGGCTTCATCACGTCCTTGCTGTTCTCTTCGAGGAATTCTACAAAATCCTTCTGGCTCATGCCCTGTCCGTCGTATTTGGTCCAATTCTCCCACTCCACCGTCTTGTTGAGCTGCATGGTGGCTTGGTGGTCCCCCCATCCATTACCATCGGGGGAATAATAATTGAGCACGGCGCATACTTCTCTGTCGCTCACGTAAATCACGCTCTTGACGCCATTTTCGGCATCTTCCGCCTTCACGAAATCTGCCAGCGTTTCCAGGTCCAGCAGCTGAACACTGCCGGCCTTGCGAGGGGGCGTATTGCCCAGGCAATCCAGATGATAAAGGGTATATCCATTCGGCACGACGGCGGCATGACCATGCGCCACTTCCTGCACGCGTACGGCTGCCAGAGTTTCTTCGTTCAAGTTATCCATATAATTTAATTCTATAATGTTTATGTTGTTATGTGGTTGTTGGGAACTTAGGCGCGCTTAGCTACCTTGGCGGGGACTCCGGCATCAACATCGGCAGCAGCCGGGAATGTCACCTTCACAGGAGCATCCAGGTCCAGTTTCCCCTGGGCGGGGTCGTCCGTATGCAGGGCGCCGGAGGTATCGGCAAACATAATGCGCGGGGCAATCGTCGGATCCGGGATGCTGGCCGTAACCTTCGGCTCAATCACCACCTGATTCACGCCGCCTTTGCGCTTCACGGACAGCTTAAGAGTCAGGGATCCATTATTCCCGGTTGCCAGCACGGCGGAAACAAGGCTGGTCATCTTGGTGTCCAGGGCTTCCAAAAGAGCCCCTTCGTTAATCTCGGAAAGTCCTTCGAAAAAGACATCTCCGGGCACTTGTCGTTTAGTTACTTCGCTCATGATGCTATCTATTGGTTATTGCTTTCCACGATCCGCGTGGAGCGGGACGGTTTTTCCAAACCGTCAAAAGCTTTCATGGGTGTGGGAGACTCCGGGCAAAACCCGGAATGCGGGCTCTTGCCGGCCTGCAGCTCGGCGTTATCCAGCTCCACCGCCAGCCAGAACAGGCACGCAGCGGAAAGACCAAAGGAGCAGGCCCCCAAGAACTTGAAAAAGGTATTCATGCCGCAGCCCCCTTTCTTCTTCTGCGCGGGGGAAGAATATTCATATCCACTCCATTCACTTGAGGCTTCTGCGTATAATCCTGCTGGTGGATATAGCGCCATACAGACAGGGCAGGGAACTCATAGGGGCATCCGGCGCTTCCTGTTCCGGGCAACGCCTGAATGCTGCCATCCTGGACAAGGGCAAGAATGCGCTCTCTTCCCCAGCCCGTCATGAACCTTACGTCATCCAAAGTGACAACTACCTTACCGCGGAAGGCGGCAATCGCCTGCGCCTCGTCGGAATCAGGCAATAATCCCACGCCCGCCGCCTCCGGGGAGGAAGGAACAGGAGAAGAAGCAGCCTCCTTAAGCACCCTGGCTATGGTTTCCAGGGCCTCCGCCAGACTCTTCAACGTTTTTTCATTCGTGCTCATGTTCGGTTAATTAAAATGGCCGCCCGGACGGGCGATTAGTTAAAGCTCGTGCCAGCCGAGCAGCTTCAATTCTTCGATAAGGGCTTCTTCCATAATTCAGTCGTCGTAGTGGCCGTCGGGGTTATCGCACTGCTCGGCGTGATCCACCTCCCACTGGTCAATCGCTAATTCCAGCTCGTCCTTGAGGCCCTCCGCTTCCCGGATAGCGACGTATTCGCCATTCACCCGGATGCACCGGTCTTCGTCGTCGTATTCGATAATCATGCCCGCTCCTTTCTCATCTGATCCAGGGTTCTGTTCACCTGGCGAATGATGTGTTTCTCTCCCAGGCTGATACCAAGCATCAACGCGGACAGGTAGCCTGCCAGGTTAAGCAGCGTCACAACAATAAATTCAGTCCAGTTCATCATTGGTTATTTGTTAGTGATTAATATTGATTGTTATTACTTAAATAAAAATGGAGAGCCTGCCAATGTAACGCCTTGGCTTTGAATGTGCTCGTATTGCCTAAATTCATGCGCATTCCGGCTCATTATTCTTGAAGATAAAAGCTGTGAGGCTACTATTCTGTTATGCCTAAATTCATAAAACTACAGGAAGGTCTTAATGGTGGCAGGTATTCCGATGGAAAACCCGGAGTATTCTGTTATGTCAATATTGATCATATTATCGCAATTGAAGGATATGTGGGCTGTTGCTACATCATCACTACCGACCATGACTACCCGATCTACATTTCGCATGAACAGTTCCATGAAATTGTTAACCATCTGGAAACTATTGAAATTAAATCTACTGTTGGGGAACACTTTTTGTTCCAACATCGCTACCAGCCGAAGGAACGGAAACACACTCCTCCTCCAGTAGAACTACCGTAGCTCGCTCATTACAGGCAATAGCCCGCACATAGATTCCATCCATCCAGAATGGAGTTTGCGCTTTTCCTGCTCTAAGTGTTTGAAACCCTTCGGAGCAGAGCACTTCTATACGTCCTTTTTGTTGCAACTCTTCTTTCATTGCAGGAGTAGCCAGGATTGCTTCGATGGGACCGTACTTCATGCTGCCGGCTTCTTGGGTTCGGAGTTCTTTTTCCGAGGTTGTGGACTACGGTCTTTTGCCTTCTGGCGGAAATCCATGATGGCGCCGATAACGAGAGCCCGGCCGCTCAAGCCTGTAGCGGCCTGCGCCTCCCGGAACCACTCCCGCACTTCTTGCGTTTCTTTTTTCAGGTCAATGATCATATTCGCGTCTTGCGTGCTGTTGATAACTCAATAAAGCACGAAATGTGCGACTTAGTCAACCCGAAAACACGCTTTTTGAGATTGCATGCATTATTTTTTTATTGCTAATCTGCACGCTTTGTGCAAAATGCGTACATGCTCAATGCAAAAGATATCAAAGACTGGTTAAAAACCATCGGCAAAAACCGTGAGTGGCTTGCTGAAAAAACTCTGGTTAGCAAGAGAACTGTTGATAATTGGATTACAACAAACCGCCCCATTCCTCCCGCCAAACTCGCCCTCATTGAAAAATTGATGTCAGGAGAGGAAGAAATTGAGTTTGAGCTTCCGCCAGACTTTGAAAAGCAACTTCGCGCCATGGCGGATGAAGCAAAAAAAACTATAGAGGATATGGTTTCCCATATCCTTCAAGTCACAGCCAAGGCACATCAGAAAAGGAAAGCAGAAGCTCCCAGCCAGCAGTTTACCCCGGTAGAAACATTCACAACCCCTCCTTTGGAGGCTCAGGGACGAATCATCGGCAACATTGCAGCCGGCAACCTGGCGGATGGAGACACCATTCCGCAGGACATCCGGCTATACCGTGAACTGGAAAAAGGGGAATACCTGCTGCGCGTCAACGGTCACTCTATGGAACCCTCCATCCCGGACGGCTCCGTGGTCATCATGAAAAAATACACTATCCCCCCCATCCCCAAACCCGGAACCATTGTTCAATACCATGATGAACGCGGCGTGACGCTCAAAAAACTGGTCCGCAGGAAAAACCCGGAAACCGGTAAAATGGAATACACCCTCCATCCCATCAACCCCGACTTCGGAGACATAGAACCCATGGACGGCGGCAAAATCTCCGGCATCTATGTGGAAACGCTGGATAGGTGGGAGAAAGCTTAATCCAAAAAGAATTTTATGAGCGATAATAGTAAAATAGAGTGGACTGACGCAACGTGGAACCCCGTTCGTGGATGCACGAAAATCAGCGATGGTTGTAAAAATTGCTATGCCTATGCCTTTGCTGAAAGATGGAGAGGCATCAAAGGCCATCCGTTTGAAAAAGGATTTGACGTTGTACTAGTCCGTGACAACCTTGACATTCCCATCAAATGGAAAAGGCCTAGAATGATATTCGTTAACTCCATGAGTGACCTTTTCCATGAAAAGGTTCCAGACGAATTTATCAAGCAAGTCATTCAGGTGATGTTGCGAGCCAGACAACATATTTATCAGGTCTTGACAAAAAGGCCTGAAAGAATGAGAGACTTTCTTCAGAAGAATTTTCCCAACATGGAATTGCATCCTCATATCTGGTGGGGAGTAAGTGTTGAGAACAAAAAGCAAGGTCTCCCCAGAATTGATACACTCCGTCAAACGCCGGCCGCACTTCGCTTCCTCAGTTGCGAACCCCTGCTGGAGGACTTGGGTCCCATGAACCTATCTTTCATTGACTGGATCATTGTTGGAGGCGAAAGCGGACCCAACGCCCGCCCAATCAAACCGGAATGGGTACGCAGCATCAGAGACCAGGCGGAAAAACGCTCCATTCCTTTCTTCTTCAAACAATGGGGAGGGCGGAATAAAAAAGTTACAGGATCTGAACTGGATGGAACCCACTATAGAAGCATACCGGAATTCCGTTGCATTCCTGTATATAAAGGAGTATAATGCTTGTTAATGTCAAGTAATACAGGATTTCACAATCGTGCTTTTGATGCAGGTACTCTTCAAAAACTCAATATATACGCCAGTTACCTAAAGAGTGCTGTCGCAGTATTCCTAAATTTGCCTCCTACTTCTCCTGTTAAGTCCATAAATATTTATGACTTTTTTGCAGGACCAGGAATGGATGCATTAGGACGTTATGGTAGCCCTCTTCTTGCCATTAAAACAATATTGGAAATGGCAACGGCACCTCAAACCAAACATCTATGGGGAAAACCAATATATTTTCATTTTTTTGACCGTAAAGAAAAAAGTATTAACTCCCTCCAGAAAAATATCAAAGACATTTTTGGAGACAGTCTATCTTCCCATCCACATATAAAAATTGAGTTTAAAACATCAGATTTTGAGACTTCCTTCAATGATCATATAGAAGAAATAAGGAAAACAAATACTGCAAATATTCTTTTTATTGATCAATTTGGAATGGCTCATTTCGATATGGAGAAGCTTATTAGCTTGTCTAAATGCTACTATACAGATTGTATGGTTTTTATGGCTTCCTCGTCTTTGCACCGTTTTAAAGAACTTCAAAATCGATTTTCTGATATGGGATACAAATTCAAAAATCCCAAAGATTATAGACATGTTCATACTCAAATATTAAAAGCATTTAGAGAAGCCCCTTTAGAGAAAAAACTATTTTTCGGATCATTTGCTTTTAAGAAAAAAACAAATATTTACGGCTTAATCTATTTTTCTGGAAGCAGAAGAGGAATAGATCAATTTTTACGCCTGTGTTGGAAAGAAGATCCTGTAGAAGGGTTGGCAAATTTCTTCCTACATGAAGATCAGCCAAATAAAGACAGTCAACTTTTGTTTGCTTTTAAAAAAACTCATATAGAAAATCTTCAGGAACAATTTAAACTCTTTATTTTAGAGAATCATCCTATTTCAGAATCCGCACTCTATGATAAATGTTGTGATTTATGGATGCTCCCAGAACATTGTGAACCCGTATTGAAAAAGCTAAAGGACAATAAAATTCTGCAATGCTCTTTTAGAAGACCTCAGCCAAATCAAGATAGAGAAATCACATATTTTTCATAAGTGACCCTTTTAGATACTCTTTTCAGTATCCTTTACCCCTCTGACATCCAAAAAATAATTTTCTTGTGATCCAATCAATTGAGTACGGTGAATCTCTCCTAAGCAATGCAGACTGTTAAAAAGGCTGATTTTTCCATTCGGACAGCGTTCATTGAAACTCTCCTTTCTTCTCGTATCTTCAACATCACTTATGCGAATACGAGATTTAATCAGACGGTTACGAGATGCTGGATTCATTCTGCAGCAAGGACAAGGACGGGGTTCCCATCGTGTATACGATCATCCTCATGGACAGACGGTAACTATCCCGGGCCACGATAATGACAATGCCCCCCACTATCTTATAGCGCAGGTACGGCGTGCTATTGAAGCTGCAGGTGGAACCTGGGAAGATTAACACCTCCCCCTATTATATTCAGGAGCTGCCTTTATCGGGGCAGCTCCTTTTTGTTGGATACAACCCCTCAATAACAATTCCAGTATACATTTTTACATAATAATACTGAAACAATGATTTAGGAGTTGCTTGTTCTGAGAAAAGAGGCTATTATTTGGCCTCTTTACGTTAGAATGCTTCGCCCCTTGGTCTCCGGGCCAGGGGCTTTTATTTTCTTTTGATATACGTCTTATTCCCGTTCTTGTTAATGTAATACCTTCCTCCACGCGGTCCCGTGTAAATAATGCGTCCTTTGGAATCGGTACTCGTGCTTGGAGAAAACACATGATGATAAATGGAATTATGCCTGGGACTCGAATATGATCTTCTAGGGGAAGAAGATGTCTTTACTGGCCCAGGAAAAGGATCATAAGTCAGTTCAGACTTCCTGACTTTCACCTTGGGCATCTTCCAGCACAGGCCGCAATAATCTGCCGTTCCAAGATTATTAAACGCTCCCATCCCCACACCATAATACCGACATCCGGGAAGGTGCGTTTTTCCCGTTGAGCTGATCCAATAAGTAACTATCCTTTTATTATCCTGGGAAGGCTCCTTACCCCTCTCTCCTTCTCTCCATTCCCAAGGGGGAATCGCATTCTCCTCTGCCCATAATCCTTTCTGCTCCTTCTTCGCTGAAGCTTCCAACCTCTCAAGCTCCCGGCTATCGAAATATTTTTTGTCGTACCATGCCCACCCCTCTTTGACCATTTCATAATTCACGAACGTCCCCCCATACAATACCAGCCCCAAAATAACTCCGTTCTTGTCACGCCCCGAATATTGAACCGTGACCATTTCACCCCATATCAACTTCTCCAAAAAATATTTAGCCCCGCTGTAGCCATACTGCCCTTTTTCAGGAGCATCAACTCCCTTCAAACGAACTCTGTAAGCTTGTTTTTGTTCTGGAGTCTTCTCCAAAACAGTAATTGTATCGCCATTAATCACATTGATGACAAAGCCCCTAAAGCTTTCACCATAAGAAATGCAAATGCTGGCTAAAAAGAAAAACAGCAACCTCACGGAAAAGGCGATACCACGGCCCCCTCTAACAAACAACGATAAACTACAGGTGAAAAATGTAAATAAATGTTGGAAATAATCCTTTCATAATGCTTTTGAAAGAGTTAAGCAAATTATTTACAACTCTCTATATTTCATGGTATTATGAATTCGCATGAAACTATTCTCTCTCATTTTGGCTGTTATTTCCCTCACTTCATTCTCAGGCGCGCACCCTGGCGGCCTGGATGCCAACGGTGGTCACTACAACCGCAAAACAGGGGAATACCACTACCACCGGAAACCAGCGGCCAAGCCAACAGCGGAAGAAAAAGCGTACTGGATCAGCTCAACGGGCAAGACCCATAACAAAAACTGCCGGTACTACCGGGCTTGCAAAGGGCGAGCCAGCGATACGCCCAGCGGTGTGAATTGCAAGATTTGTGGAGGAGCTAGTAAATATTCCATTCTATGAAGATTCTATATGTGATATTTGCGGTGTGGGTATTTATTTCGGGAGTCTCATTTGCTCGAACCGAATGTTCTGTAAAAAGTGACAAAATATTAAATATACATTTTTTGAACGAATGTGATTTTAAAATACACTTGCATGTCTCAAGTGATGAATGGCATAGATTGGTGATTTTTATACTTCCAAAAGATAAAATTAAAAAAAATATTTATCCTAGATTTGTTACACAATATTTTTCAAACAAAGATGCAATCAATATAGCAAAAAGTTTAGAAAAATGCGCAAAATGGGCCGATATAGTGGAAGATAGTGAATTAGCAACAAATAAATTTGTTGCCTCTTACTATGCTCCATTAGAAAAAAATCCAAGAAAGTATTCGTTTGATATTTATTTTATATCCATGTTGAATGAATCTAAATCTATGATAGATGTGCTTGGAAAAACAAGTTCCCATGTTCAGTTGTTTTTTAATGATCCAGGGACAGGCAAATTTTCAATTAGAATGTCAATTGAAGATGCAAAAGAGCTTGCTTCTATGTTTAGAGCAGTTCCAAATTTGGAGAAGCAAGCAAAAGAAAAAGTTGTTAAAGCAGACACTATCCTTAAATAGTCGCACTTGTATATACTGGATAAGATACTTTAACTACTTCCGGTTCCCAACCCACTTATCCCAATCCGCTCCGTTCTCCTGAACGCTGCGGACTGTTTTAAGGGCAAACTCTGTCACATTCAGCAACGCTGCCATCGTCAGGGCAGCCCCTACCGCAGCGGCGCCCCCCTTGGTCGTCCGCGGAGAAAACGCCACCGTCCCCGCCGCCGCAGTACGTAAAAGCTCGTGGAAAGAAAGGGCGTCATCCTCCCAAGGCCGTTCCTTGCCGTCAAACACCTTCCAGGCGTTGGAAAACGCCTTCCCGATATCCGCCGCATTGGAAAAAGGCACCAGCAAATTATTCCCCGGCATAAAAGCATGATACCCGCACAGCTTCGCAAGCTGCCTCACCCCCTCGCCAGCCAGCCCGCTCACGACAGGGAGCCCCATCACGGGCCCCATCACCACATCAAACAGGGCGTGCCACCACTCCCGCTTCCGGCGGCGCTTCTCGTCATCGGTCATGAAATTAAGCAGCCCATTCAGAAGGGCCAGCACCACCCCGTGAGAAACCCACATCAACCCGGCCTTCCCCCATTGCCCGCTGCGGGCCAGGGAAAACACATTGCCCATCGTATTGATCGACTCGCCGCCCAGGAACAACATCCCCGCCTGCATCCAGGTCCGGTGCTGCGCGGCCAGGGACTTCTGCAACTGCGTCATCGGTTGACCCTTGCGGGACAGGGAGCGCCGCACCTCCGCCATGGCGGCCGCGTCAAGCTCGGCCTCCGCAGCGTCCGGCGTCTCACGCTTCATCTTCCGGTAAACCGCATCGTACAAAATAGCCGCGGAAATCGCATTCCCCTTCATATCCACCCGTTCCAGCAAATCCATCCCCTCCCGGTTCCAGCGTTCCAGGCGGGACACCCGGCGCCCGGCCTCATCGGCCCCCATGGCAGCCAGCGTGGCGCTGAACCGCGTCTTGTCGCGGCTGTCCAGCTCCGGCAGGGCCTCTATCTCGCGTACAGGCTTCACCAGCTTCCCGGCGTGATACCGGCGGACGGCCCCCAGCCACTCGTCAAGGCCAATCTCGTCGGAAGCATACATCGCGTTAATCACCGTCGTCACCTGCTTGGTCAGCGTCCCCACGCGCCCGGCCAGCAGCACCCGCGCCGCCGCGCCGGAAAGCCGGTTCATCAGGCGGTTCATATCCAGGTGCCCGCGAATACTCTCCGCCCCGGCGCGGTCAAACGCATCCGCCCAGGCCATCAGCTTGCCCACGGCATCCCGCCCCAGCAGCACCTCCAGGCTCCGGCCCGCCTCGCCGTCCTCGCCCTTGAAATTCAGCAAAGCCCGCAAATCACGGCTGATCTCGGAGCCGTACAGGTAAAGATCCTGCTCGGTCATGGCCGCCATAAACGCCGTGCAAACATCCATCTCCAAATCCAGGTGAGCCTGATGCTTCCGGCGGGCGTGAATCAACCCGAACTTCCCGCCCGTGGCCGCTTCCCCGTAAGACGCCGCATCGGCAATCGACTTATCAATCGCCTCCATCGTCACATCGAAAAACGCCCGGAAATAATTCTCCGTCAGCGGAAACGGCGTGCCGTAGCGCCTCTCGGTCATCTCCTGCACCTGTCCGCTTCGCTCATTCAGCTTCTCCCGTAAAGCATACGCAAACCGCATCACCTCATCCCCGGCAAACCCGCGCAGCCGGTCCATCACCTCCGCGTCAAACCCGCGTTCCGCCAGGGCCTCGGTATAATCCGCTTGCTCGGACAACAGCACCAGATACGCCGCCTCCATCCGGGACAGGCCATCCAGCCGGAAACTCTTCGGCTGATACCCCTCCTTGGCATACTTCGTCCTGGAACGCAGCATCTCCGCCCGCTCCCTCACAAAAACCTTCTGGTCCCCGTACCGCTCCCACTCCTTCTGCGTAAACACGCGCTCCATGTGCTCCAATGCCTTCTTCGCCTGCTTGGCGGAAATCTCCTTGCGGCGGTGCCCGAACAGGGCGTTCACCTCCTTCTTCAAATCCTCGGAAAGCTTAAACTCCCTCAAATAAAGCTGCACCGCTTCCAGCCCGTGAGACTTCACCTTCCGGCGCAGCAAATGAAGAAGGCGTTCCCGGTACAGGGCGTTGGCCTTCCTGTTCCAATCCGGTTCCCGCTCCACAACGGAAATCCCCGTATCCTGCTTCATGCGCCCCTCATAAATCCACTCGGCAATATCATACCGGTCCGCGGACCCCGCAATCTCCGCTACGGTATTGTGCACAAAACGCAGCATCTCCTTCTCGCTCGCCTGCCGCTGCACATTAAACCGCGCCGCCCGTTCCTCAAACTGGCGGGCAATCCCGGCAAACGGCCCCACGGAAGAAAGCGCCTGCATATACTGATTAAAATTCATCAGATAATCAAACAGGGAAAGGGGCTTCTTCGGCAAAGCCCGCAGCCTCGCTTTCCGGCGGAACGTTGCCATCCTGTTATCATCCAAATTCCCGGTGGCCTGCAGCAGTGGGGCGGCCATGGCGGCAACCTCCATCTTCTTCTTCTCCGCTGCGTTCTCCCAGGCATGGCGGGTCGTGGCAATCAATTCTCCAAGGGTCGCGCCGCACTTCTCCGCGGTATTCACGTCCATCCGTTCATAACAGGCGTAAACCTCAAACTCCCGCTGCGTTACGGCCACCTCTTCCAGCCTCCCTTCCGCGTCGGGCAGCGTCACCAGCACCAGCGCATCCGGGGCCAGATCCTCCCACCTCTTCCCCTCTTCGGCATCCTCCGGAAAATTCTTCTGGAAAAACTCATCGTACTGGCTCTCGGTCATCTCCAGCAGGCGCAAGCACCTCTCCAGCCTCCGGTAACTCTCCGCGTCCATCTTCCCGCGCAGCGGCTTTCCCTTCGGATTCGTCCGCGGAGCCACGGACGCAGCCACGCGGCGGATGCGCCCCAGCGTCCGGTCCTTCCGGTAACGGTCAATCTGTTCCACCACGCGGGCCATGAACTTGCTAATCAGGCGGTACACCTTCACCTGCCCGTACTTCTCCAGGAACTCCGCGCCATTCGCTATAAAAAACTCCCACCGGCGCTTATCCAATTCCGCGGCCTTCTCCCCGGCTTCGGTAAATTTCGCCTCTTCCTCAAACTCCTTCATCTTACCCTCCCACACGGGACCCAGCGTCTCATGCTGTTTTACATACCCCCAGAAATGCTTCATCACACTTCCCGCCATAATCTCCGGCCACTTCTCCATGGGAATCGCGCTCAACGCGCTGGAAAGCGCCTCATCCGGCGCCATCTTCCCGCTATTCCCGTAAAGCAGGGAAAACACATTCAGCCAGATTTTGTAAGGTTCCAACCCGAACCCGTACGTATGGGGAAGAAACCGCTCCACCGTGGCAATCAGTTCCTGCGCCTCCGCCAGCAGCTCAAGGCCGCGCTCCCGGTCTCCGGTCTCATACAGGTTCAGCTTATTCACGGACCGCTGCGCGGCGGCCCGCATCCTGAACACCATCTCATCGTAAAGCCAATCCCCGTTCGGAGCCAAAACCCTGTCGGCCATCCGGCCAAACCTCCCGGCCCCGAACGTAATGCCGCCAAGCTCCGTAATATTCCCCGTCAGCGGAATCGAAAACTGCGGAGCGTCCAGCAGGCGGAACCCGTTCAGGCCGCTCATCACCACGCCCTCGCTATTCTTCTCAAACCTCCCGGCAAGCCGCGCCTCCTGCTCCCCGTGGGAAAAAACATACACAAACGCTGGCTGCAACGTCCCGGCCTCCAGTTCCTGCCTCATCCGTTCCAGGCGCGGCAGGGCCTCCTTCGCCCAGGCGTCGTCCCGGCCCGCCAGCTGGATCATGCTCTCGCCCAGATAAGCAAGCGCCTGATCCCGGCTCATGCGACCGGCCCCCTGGGCAAACCCCTCATACCCCTGAATCACATGCTGTACCTCGTGCAGAATCGTATCCAGCACCATGCCGGCATCCGCGTTCTTCCCGCCCCGTGCCACATTCACGGCAATATAATGCTCCTGCGGATCGGTAAACCCTCCCGTGCCGCTCCTGCTGTCCCGGTAAAAATCCACCCTCAGCTTCTGCAGCTCCGGGTAAGCCCGGAACAACTCCGGGAAATCCAGGGCCGCGGCCAGGGAAACATTCACATGCCCCCCCTCGCTCACGCTGACGTGCTCCTTCCTCAACCGCACCCCGCGGGAATCAATAATCGCCTTCCGCTTCCCGTCCGCCGGATCCGTGTAGGACAGGCCGTTATTGTGGTACTCCTGGAAGGACTCTGCCTTCTCCCCAATAATAGAAAACGTAATATCCGGATTCTCTGAATCAAACGTCCCGCGGTTATCGGCAGCGCTCTTCACCTGCCGGGAATCCGTAGCCATCCCCCACACCTCCGGACTCCCGTCATAAGCATTCCTGCCCTTCAAAACAATACCGTCATAACCTGCGCCATGAGCATTCCCCTCATCAAACCCTCTCCTCAACTCGTGAGGAAACAAATACCACGCCATCGGGGAACCCTTCACGCTCTCCGGCACACCCTCACCGGAAAACGGGCGCTGTGAAGCATCGCCAAGATCCAGCGTAAACGGACGCCTCAACCTCATAAAACACGCGTACAGCCGCGCACTCTCCAACCCGGTCCCCGGAAAACGGCCCTCTAAATCATGAAGCACATCTTCCGCCGTCTCCGGCAGGGAAGAAAAAAACAACAACCCTCCATCCTCCCGGCTCCGGTTAAAATTCTCTCCGGAACGCTCCACGTCAAACACGGTAAAAACATGCGGGGAACCATGATACACCACCAGTGGCTCTCCGTTCTCGTCCACCACCTTGGACATGCCCTCTTCCTCCCTCTTGACATCTTCGGCTCGCAGGGCTAATATACTTCTGGAAGCTTGGGGCGTGCCTCCTTCAGTGGAGGTCTTGAACACGTCTTCGAGCTTCTTCTTTATCTCCACCTCATGCAGGTAAAATCCCTGTCTGTTGGTACGTTGCTCAACAACAACCTCGCAAACATACTCCACGCCCTTAATCGTGACGGGAGCGGCAATCACCGCTGTATCGTAACCGCGTTCTTTCCAATTCTTCTGACGGTCAAACACAACGCCGTTCCGGATCACGTCTTCTACGCAGGCAAAAGCCGCGGACTTCAATGAACCGATGCCGTGTCCAATGGAAGACTTCACGCCTTCAAGATCAAGCCTTACCTCTCCAAGTTCGGGAGAAATGGCTACTCCGTTAAAACGCTCCTTCCAGAACTTCGTCACCTTTTCGGTCAGGGGGATGCCGTCCTTCTGGAACTCTTGGCCGGAAATGGCCGCCACCGGCTCCATAGACATAATCTTCTCCACGGCTGCCTTGAACCGGGCTACCTTCTCCCAATCCCCAAACCACCGCTTAAACTCTGGCGTCCTTACTTGTCGGTATTGTTGCGGCGTCAGATGGGATGGCTCTCCATTGGGAGCCAGCAATGCTTCATTCTCCCCGGCCAGGGAAAAATGAACCTCCTCCCGTTTTATAAAATCCTCCAGCATCCGGTTCACATCCTGGGAAAGCAGCAACATCCCCGCATCGTCGGAATCCGCCTCCTGTTCTGGAGCCTCTAAAGGAAGCACGCCATTCTCCTGATCCACCTGTGCCTGCGTCTTCAACCCCAGCTCCACCATCACGGCGTCATTGGCCTCCTTGAGCAAATCGGGATGCACGGCAAAATTCTTCCAGCGGGAACGTTCCTCCTGCAACCGCTTCACCACCTGCTGCACCGCCGCCGCGTCATTCACATTCACGCCATACTTCCGGGCCACCTTCGGATTCCGGGAAGCGCCGTTAATCGCCGTCAGCTCCTTGCCGAGCTCGCGGTACTTCTCCGCCGCGTACTTCCCGATGCGCTTGTAAAGCTCTTCATTATCCGTATTCCCAAACAGGTCCATGCCCATATCCATGCCGTTGGCCGCATTCTGGCGGGCAATCGCTTCCAGGTTCGCCTTGGCCGCCATGGTATTATAAGCCTCCTGCCAGCTCCCGCCGTCCAGCAGCACGGCCAGCCCGGAACGCTGCACCTCGGCATCATTGCGGAACGCCAGGGCCACGCGGTAGGCGTCATCCGGGGAAACCAGCCCGTTGCCCAGCGCATCCAAAAGCTCCTGGCTGGCATAAAGCCCCAGCTCCACCCCTTTCAGGGAGGCTCCCTTCCTGGCAATCCCGCGCTCCACGGCCTCCGCCATGGACAGGGAGGAATCCCGAACGTAGCGGGCAATCTCAAACGCGCTCGCCTGGCCGTCCCGGATATTGTTCTCCACGTCATGCGTCTGCGCCCAATCCAAATCAAACCCGTCTGCCTCATCATACACCGTGCAATTAATATCCGCATCCGTGCAGGCGTCTAGGCGGTGCCTGCCGGAAATCACCTGCAGGGAACCATCAGTCCGGCGCCACACGGAAATCGGCGCGGCGTTGCGCTGCCAGGCCCCCACAATCCGGTTCACCACCCCCGTCTTTTCATCGGCCCCTTGCTTGAACTGGGGAACATCCGGGCAAAGCGTCAGCCGGTCCTTGTCAATAAAACCCTGGCGCACCCCGTCCTCAATACGAATGCTCACCCCTCCGTTAAACACGCCGTCATCATCCCGTTCCCCCAGCATCTCTACCTCCGCCTCCGTGCGTTCGCGCCGCGCCTGCTGGGCGTTCGCGTCGTCGGCCTCTTCTTCCGCCCGGTCCACGGGCCCCGGTTCATCAGCGGCATTGCGTTCGGCAAGCTGCTCTTCCAGCGTCTCCTGTTCCGTGGCGACACCGCGGCCCAGGGCGGCATCCAGGTCCGCCTGCGCCTTGGCCCGTTCCATAGTCAGGGCAATCAAATCCCCCTGCTGGTCCCGGTACAGGGCATTCCCCGCATCCAGCATCACCGCCAGAGCCTGCCTAACCGGCAGGGTAAACACGCCCTGTTCCTCCGCCTGGCGCACCATCTCGCCCAGCTCCACGCGCGCCTTGAAAGCCCCCAGGAACTTCACCAGATGATTCAGCAGCTTCCGCAGCCAGGAGGGCAGGGAAGGATGATTCATCGCGTCCGCCAGCCAGCGGGAACGCCCGATCTTGGAAAAAGCCTCAATCGCGTCATGACCCGTCACCGGCTTCCCGGCGTCCAGGTGAATAAACTGCATCTCCTCCCCCCGCGCCTCCGGGAACAAATCATTGATGGACTTCTGCGCCTCCTGGAGCATCGCGCCGAACTCGCCCCAGGTCAAACCCTGCTCCGCCTGCCAGGAGATGACAGCCTGTTCCATCGTTTCCTCCATCAAATCCTCCACCGTCGCATTCCCGCGGGCATACCTCAACACCCGGCGGAACGTATCTCCCCGGCGGACCTTCGTCACATAAGCGTTGGAAAACGGGGCATCCATGGCCGGAACCTTGAACTCCGGGTTCCGGGCCTGTTCCGTCCTGATGCGTTCCTGGGCTTCCTCCCATGTCTTCACAAGAGTTCCCAGCGGAAGATGCTCGCTCAACGAAGCATCCATGCGGGCGGCGGCATCCTCATAACTCACCCCCTCCGCCTCCAGGGCGCGGATAGCGGCCATCGCCATATCCGCGCGGGCCTTCATCTGCCCCAACGTCTCCGGGGCAATCACCACCCGTTCGGCTCCGGTCTTCTCATCCGTCACTGTGCGCGTGATCACCTCCGCCGCGTCAAAACGCCCCTGGGCCAGGGCCTGGTTCACCGTCACGTCCCCGGCCAGCAAATGCTGCGTGTAAAGGATGTCACTCTCCATCTGCTCGCTCACAAACGCCTGTAAATAAGCCGTCATCTGCTCGCCGTCCATCAGCGTGTAAGAGGGTTGATTGCTTTCCTCCTGCTGGCCGGTGGTGGCAGTGGAATCCTCCCGCTTCGCTTTCGTGCTGCGCGCCGGAGCATACACACGGAACATCCCCTCCTGTTCCGCCGGCTCCACCCGCGGCACCATGCCGGCATCCTCGGCAGCCCGCCACGCGTCCAGCTCCCGCAAAGACTCAATGCGCTCCCCGGAAAGGCGTTCTCCGGCAGCCGCGCTCGCCCGCTCCAGGGAAGACTGCGGATCCTCCATCCAGGAATCATGCAAATTGGCAAGGGCCTTATTCAAAAAACCTTCGGCGGTCTTTTCCTCCCTGGCCTCCAGATACCCCTGGGCCGTGCCTCCCAACGCTTCATAATTCTTCAGGGAAAGCCTGAACTCCCTGGCGGCCCGGCTCAACTGGGAATAATTCAATCCGGACAATCCAAAACTGAACGCCAGCAGGGCAAGCCCCTGTTCCCCGGAAGTCATCTGGGAAAGCTCACTGGCGTATTGATCCCATGTCTGCTTGCCGCGCTCATCATCCAGCAGGGGATTGATGGCCGATCTCATTAAATAGCCGGCCGTGGGTTCCAAAATGCCTTCTTCCACCGTCCCGGCCACCCCTTGCAGCGCATACTGGGCCGCCGGACTGCCGGAAACCTGCGCCCTCACTCCGGCCCCCTTCTTGGTTCGGAGCAGCTTTCGGACTCCCTTGTAAAGAGGCGTTGCCCTGAACAACCCGTGAAACCCGATCATTTCCTCCGCCGCGTCCGCCGCCCCGAACCAGAAAGCGCGCTTCTCAATCTCGTCCACGTCCAGCCCCAGCATGTACCCTTCTTCACGCCGCCTTTGCATGGACGTATTCAGGCCAATGAGCGGCCCGGCGTAAGGAAGAAACCAGGGCGCCGTGTCCCCCGTCATGCTGCCCAGGTGGTAGCCCACCTTGCTTAAAGAGGAAGCCTCGTCACTGGAAAAGTAATCATCTTCCCCTCCCTCAAGAGCGGTAGTCAGGGCGGAAAAAATCCTGCTGCGCTTTTGCTGCAATTCGCGGCGCTCCTGCTCCTGGACTCCTGCCAACTCAAAAGCTTCCGCGTCGGAAAGTCCCATCTGCCGGGCCTTGGCAACGGATACCTGTAAAGCCGCCGCTTTCATTCGGGCATCCTCATGGGAACGCATATTCTGCAACGCCCTTTCCAGGGAACGCTTCGTCTTCACCCCAGCCACCTTGCCGGTCATGAACAAGCCGGAAGCCATCTTAGCGTTCTGAATCTGTGGTCCCGCCATGGCTGCTACCATCGGATTGGAATTCTCCATCACCTCCTGGTATGCCTCATCCGCCCTCTTCTCCGCGCCGCCCATGCCCAGCCGGTCATGGGCCGTGCTCCTGGATCTGTTTCTCAACAAATTGCAAAGCATCATCAAGGCATCGTCATCATTCCCGATGATGACAAACAAATCATCGGCAATGTCATCATGATACAGCCTGGAATCCTGCTCAAACGCTTCCATGAGGCGTACTCCGCGCCTGGCCTTCTCCATGCTCGCCACACTCACCCCGGCATGAAACAACGCCATTCGCTCATCGGCGGAAAGAGAATCCTGCTCTCCGCTCATGTAGCGGCTCACCACTCCATTAAGATCGCTGATCCTGCGTTCACGCTCCACACGCTGGCGGTCTTCCCTCTCCACAATATCCTTGCCGCGTTCCCTGAAATCCTGCCATATCTGTTCCGGGGAGATAATGCCCTTGCCCCACAAATCGTGAGTGTTCTTGTAAATCTGGAATCCTGCATCACTATCTCCATCCCCCAGGACTTCCGCCAAACGCATGCCCAGCATGTAGGAACGCTCTTCATCATTAGCTGATTCAAGACGCCAAACAGAATCTCTTCCCCAATGTTCCGCCATACGATTGATCGCTTCCCGATCGTTTTTGTCCGCACGCAGCAAAGTCATGATCATATTTTGCCGGTCACGCACCTGTTCTCGTTTCCGTTCCTCCACACCCTTCATCAACATGGACCCCTGGCGGCGCACGGAATCCATATCCCCCAACTGGGGATTGAAGGATTCGGAACCTTCTTCCTCCGCCGCTTCGGCATCCAGGGAAACCCCGGCTTCAAGACCGGCGCGTTCTTCCAGCCCATTCAATCCGCCGTCGTCAAGCATCTGGACATCCTGCCGCCATTCGTCAACCAGCTTTGGAGAATCCGCCTTTGCCTGTTCCTGCGCCGGCGTCATCTCCGGCAGGTGAAATCCGGCGGCAGCCTCGCCCTCCGGCAGCGGCAGGGAGGAAAAAGAAAGATCCAGAGGCATATCCGCAGCGTCGGCCCCGTCAAAGGAAAAATTGTCGTTCATGGTGAAAAATATTTATAATATGTTCAATGTTAAAATGATTTGTAATACTTGCTTACGCCGTTGACCCAATGCTTATTCAATCCGCGCGGATCATTCCCGGCTCCTGCCGGAGCGTACTTCCCGCCAATGGCGGCAATCGTCGTCAACCCCTGGTCCAGATAATGCGTCCTCAACAGGCGGGCGGCGTAATTAATGCTCTCTTCCACGGAGGAAAAAGCGCGCGGTCCCCCTCCATTCGGGCTGATGCCCATGGCGTTATTCTTGCGCAGGAAAGCGGCGCTCGTTCCCTTGCCGGTCTCGTGCATGGCAATAGCCATCAACAGCTTCGGATCCACGCCGTACTTCCTTCCCGCATCATAAAAAGCCTGGCTGTACTGTCCCAGCCCCCCCAGCTTGGCGGCAGGCACCCTGGACTCTCCGGCATCCTGCTTCCAATCCTGGCTTCCCGGATATTCCTTTTTGAAAAACTCTCTCATTTCCGGGCTGGCAGGGGAAATCGTCACATTCGTATCCATCTTGGAAGAAAACGTCATCCGCAGCTTGCTGGCGCCGGACAGGGTAAGCTGGGGGGAACTCCCCCTGGTGTAGCCCACCACGGGCAGGGGCTTCCCGCGGCGGGAAGAAGAGGAAGAAGGAACCAGGGCGGCCAGTCCGGAAACGTCGTCGCCAAACCGCTGCCTCATGCTCTCCGGCAAAAGAATGCCGGCGGGCGCGTTCGTATTCACGGTATCTACGGAAACCATGGCAGGGAACGTAAACGGCTTGCGCAACATATCCTTCCGGCGCAGCGTCTGCTTCTCCCCTTCACTCAATAATTTGGGGCCAGCATTAAGCCGTGCGTCGTCCTCCATCTTCCATGTTGTAGAGACTCTTTGTCTTTCTTCATCCAATGTATGCCCGTATTTAACCGTCATTAAATCGGGCCGACCTGTTACATTTCTCAAGATCGCTTCAAGCATATCCTCCTGAATAGCAGAGGAAGGATCCTTATCATTATGGCTGCTCTTATACCCTTCGAACCACGCCTCAAACCTTTCGCGCACAACCTTTTCGGTATTGGCTACAAGATTCTTCTCAATATCTACTAGTTTGTTGCCTCTATACTTTGCTGTCCATTTATCTTGTTTTTCCACATCCAGGCCGGAATTGCTACTAGCGTGATAGTATTGTAGATAAGCATCCACTGCTTCTTGTCCCAAAGTTCCTACCAAGTTGTCATAATCCTTCTGCCGATACAGCTTCATTCCTTCCATTTCCTTAAAACGATCACTCACTTTAAGCATCGGAACATCTGATTTTCTCCCCGCCCACTTATCCATGCGGTTCAAAATGTCTTTCTGGAACTCGGATGACTTCCCGTAACGCTTGCACAGAAGGATCACATTTTCCTTCTTGCCCGCCAAATCGGGCCCTTCTTCTCCAGCCCTCACCATATCCGCAACCCGGTAAATGAAAGAATCAATCTGCGGAGCGCAGGCGCTGTAATCCCCATCGCGCTCATAAACCTCATGAAACCCCAATTCTTCCTGATAAACGGGACCGGACAGCAAAGCATTCGTCACGGCCTGCCTGTCATTCTTTGACTTAGGACGGGAAGCCGTCTGCTCGACTACCTCCGTAAGCCTGTTGTCGTCCTGGCGCCGCAAAGAACGCATCATCTCATCCTGTTCGGCGGCGGAAAAATACCCGTCCAGCTCCCCGCGGTTAATCATATCGGCGGCAAGATCTGGGTTAGTCGCGGCCAGGTTCTCAAAATGATGGCGGGAAGCCGTCTTCTTCCCTCTAAGCAACAACAAATTTCCTTTAGCAGAATCAATCGCTCCTGCTCTTACACCTTCATGAACAAGATCTTCATACCAGCCCCAATTATTCGTTTCTTCGGCCAGTTTCAAACTGGAATTCAAGGCCGTTTCCTGCTTCTTCCTCGCCACCTCCTTGCCGCTGTCAAACAAATCATTCAACATCTTGTCCCCGGCGACAGCTGCCTTGAAACGCATCTTCCGGGCAAGGTCAGGATTCAGAATCCCGCTGCCTATCCCCTGCAGCCTCTTCAAATAAGGAGACGCAAAATTCTTTAACGCCTTCTTGCTGAAATTCCCCCTCTCATCGAAAAACGCATCAGGATCCCCGTCGGGAAGCTGCAGCCGCCTCCTGGCTTCACTGCCCACCTCGTCCTGCGTCTGTATCAGGATCCGTTCCTGTTCGAACTGCTTCGTGGAATCCTCCGTTTCCACCATCTCCCGGCACATCCCGTCGATATTCTGACCCACCTGGGCTACTCCCCGGCGCAAGACATCCCCGGTCACGTCGCGCGGAACCGGAACATTCACTCTCGCCGGAGGCTGCACCCCCGGCCCGTTAATCAAGCTCTCATCTCTGTCCATAACCAAGCGCTTTCAAAAAACTCTTTTCCCACCCCTGGGACGTGAAGGAAGACATATACGGATTGAACGCATTCGCGGCGGAACTGCCCCAGCCCATCCCATTCATGGTTCCCATCGTCGTATCTTTCCAAACGCTCGCGGGCTTCACCTCTCCGCTCTGGACATCCGGGCGCTCATTCCATTCCCGGGCATCGTTATAAGCATCCAGCCCCCCGTCAATCGCTCCGGCCAAAGCGCCGGCGCTACTCAACCACATCCCCATGCGCGTTCCCCTGGCCATACTGCGGTATTGCGCAGCCTCCGCCTCTGCGGCCCTCATTGCCTCATCCCCCTGCCGGCGCAGACCGATCGCATGATTTACCGCATTGACAGACCCCGTGCTGGACTCATAAGCCATGTCGGCAATCCGCTTCTCGTAAAGACTGTTCACCGCGTCGGCAGTCGCCGCCCCCGTCCCCTCGCTGGTAAACCCGCTGCCCGCCGCCTGGGCCCTGGCGGCTCCAACCGCCCGGCGCTGATTGCCCCGCATCGTCATCATATTGGCGCCCTCCACCAGCGCATTGGCGCGCGCCGCCTGTTCCACCCCGTTGGCCTGGCTGTAGGCGCGGTTCCTGGCCGCCTGACCGTGAGCCAGCGTCTGCTTCTTCCTGGCGTCATATCCGCTGGCCGTCACGCCCGCGGAAAGCATATTGTTGACAAATCCCATATCAGCGTCTCCTTCTAAAAATATTCTGCCTCGTGATGCGCGTAATCGGGTCAATCGCCTTGCTGCCGTCCTGCTGCCGGTCAGTGGCAATCGCTGACAGGAAAGCCATCTGGGCCCGTTCCTCCAGCGCCTGCTGGAGCCTGGCATTACTCGTCAGCGCCATGCACACCCGGCTGGCCAGCAGACACACCACCGCGTCGCAAAACTCCGGCGCATGATCCGGCAACGTCCCTCCCAGAGCCACAAGATCGCTCTGGTAATTCACCCGCAACGTCTCCGGGCACTCGTCCTCATCCACCAAAATGCCTTCCGCCTGTAACTGGGGAAGGCGCACATCCGCCCCGTCCTCCGTCCTCATGCGGGTAATCTTCAGGCATCCGTCCGGGTAAGGAAACAAGGCCACACCCGGAGCCACCGCGGCATCCTTTCTGCGTTTCAGAACCGTTTCGCGCGCCAGAAACGTCCAATTAAAACGGACGCACGCCGTCCGCAATACGGGATTGAACCATACGTCGCACGGATGCTGCGTAGGAGAATCCTCCTTATACTCCTGCGTCCCAAGCAGCTGAAGGGCCAGAGTAAACACGGTATGCCTGTCCATGCCTGAAAGCATGGCAAGACAACTGCATCAAAGAAAGCGTGACGGTGTCACATGGCACCGCCACGGATAAAAACTAAACAACAGCTTAACTATTGCTTACCGGAATCGCTTTTATCCTTGTTCCGTCTTCCGAAAAATGCGGTGGCAAATGGCAACAATGCACTAAGCACCGCTCCAACAGCAGCCACATTCCATCCCTTGGAAACAAAATACACGGCAGCACCAGCCAACCCAAGAGTAACAATGACACCGCCAAACGCGCCAATCATTTGAGATCGCCCGGCAATCTGAATCAACCTGTCATCGCTATCCTTCCGATTTTGCTCTCGCACATCTTCCAAAGCATGCCGGTGAGCCTGTTCCTTCTCAATATAAGCCTTCACCCATTCCTTGTCAGATTCATTAAAGGCGTTAATAGACTGGAGTTCAGATATTGTCGCGTTTGGAGAAAGAATAACCGTATTTTGCTGGGATAAAGAAAGAGACTGTTGATTCAACGTAGCAGGAGCAATCGTAGTGGAAAAAGGCTGATGAGGAACTACACTACGCGCCCCGTTCTTTTTCTTCTTTCTATTCCCCCTACCCATAAACTGCCTTATCTATGCTGATAAGCTTCGATACTCGCTCTCATATCATTCACAAGATGTTGAACATCGCTAATATGTTCAACATCCTTTTGAGAAGTAGAAAAACTACTCCTGATATGACGGATATTGGCAAACACACTGGGGTACAGACCAAGTGTCAGAACAGATAAAAAACCTATCCAAAAATTAGACCAAGACAAGTATGATGCGTTCTTCTTCATCTCTCCGTCCCTCCCATGAAGTCATTTCATTCTACAAGCAATTGGATTCTCTCACAAGCAAAACTGTTCACCATCGCATATATGCCACAGAAATAAAGAGTGACGGTGTCACACGACCGGAAACCTTACAACTCCGGCAGGGACTCCGCGGCAGAACGCAGCTGATCCGCGGAGGGGCGGATGTACACGCTATGCACGGCGGAAGAGTCATGCCCCACCAGCTCCATGGCCAGCCCCTGCGATACGCCTGATGCCTGCAACAACGTGGCCGCCGTGGCCCGAATGCTGTGGAAGGACTTGCTGTTCATCCTCCGTCTGCGGCCGCCGGCCGCTCCATGCACCACGCCGATGCCATGGGTGCGCAACAGAAGGCCAAATTGATAGGACGCGCCATCCCCCAGGGCCAGCAGGGGCGCGTGAAGCAGTTCATCCGCCGGTTCTCCCGCTTCCTTCCAGCGGGCAAGCGCCCATTGGTAAAAGCCTTCTCTCATGGGCTGGTCCATCCAGCGCCCCGTTTTGCCCGTGTCAAAGCGCACGATGCGGCGTTCCCAGTCAAACTGATTCCAGTTGAGGCGCAGAATATCCCCCAGCCGCTGGCCGTAGGTTTCAAACGAGCAGCGTACCGCGGAACTCCACAGGGGCGGGAAATGCTCAATCATGTAGCGGATCTCGTCGAGCGTGAAGGCTTCCTTGTGCAGCTTTTCCCCGGCACGGTCCGGGGGAATGGAAACGCCGGCGCACGGATTGCGGTCAATTACTTCTGAATCCACGGCATCCGCGAATGCCTGGGAAAGAACGGACATATCCTTGTACACAGTCTTTTGCCGCACCAGTTCGCGGCGAGCCGCCACAAAGCCTTTGATGTCCGCCTTGGTGATCAGACGAAGCGGGGCGTTCGCCCGCGCTCCCAGATACTCGTAAAAATGCTTGCAGGCGGTTCTGGCATTGTAGGCCGTCTGTTCGGAGACAAGAGCCGCCTTGCGCCCAACAAATCCGTCACACCAGGCACGCACGGAAACATTGTTGTGCACCTGGTATTCTTCCGCTTCCGCGCAGGCTATCTGCACGCCCCGCTGGTAGGCGATACGTTCCGCCAGTTTGGCCGTGATCCGGTCTCCTTCAAATTCTCCGCCATTCACAGGAACTTTCGTGGAACGGCGCTTCATCTTGCCGTCCGGCCCCTGAAAGGTCACCATCCAGTAGGGCGAGGATTTTTCCTTGTTGATGGACAGACGCCCCTTGTAAAAAGGTTTGCTCAT